TATTCGTAAGCTCAAAAGATGAAAAAATGCGCGTTGAAATTGATGGTGATAGCAATGCCTAAGCTCCATGATATTTCCGGACAGCGGTTCGGGCGGCTTACAGTTCTTGAACGTGTAAGGCTTAATGGCGAAATGACTTGGAAATGTCGTTGCGATTGTGGCAACATTACCTACCAACAATACCATTTCCTGCACACCGGCAAGGTAAAAAGTTGTGGTTGTTATTCAAAAGATGTTGCCCGCAAACAAATGACGCGCCACGGAGATTACAAGACAAGGCTGTATTCTATTTACTTAAACATGAAAAACCGCTGCCGCAACAAATCGAACAAAGAATGGAAATGTTATGTCGGAAAAGGAATTAAGGTTTGTGACGAATGGGCAAATGATTATCTGAAATTCAAGGATTGGGCACTATCTCATGGGTACAATGACAACCTCACCATCGACAGGATCGACAACGATAAAGGGTATTCCCCGGAGAATTGCCGATGGGCAGACCGAAAAACTCAAAACACCAACAAATCGAATAATGTAAAAATAACAATAAGCGGAGTTACTAAAACCCTTTCCGAATGGTCCGAATTATCTGGAATCAACCAGATGACTCTTTCACACAGACTCAACGCCGGCTGGAGCAAGCAAGACTTTCTTGCCCCGGTTGGGAAAATACAAAATTATCAAAAATATAAGGAGGACGCTTAATTATGTCAACCACTGCTTTAGCTCTTGTCAGCGAGATCACGACCGCCGTCTCCGCGCAGGTGCGCGGGTATCTGTCCAAGGGCACCCTGCAGCTCCCGTCGAATTACTCCGCCGAGAATGCGCTGAAATCAGCGGCGCTGATGCTGCCGGAAGTCAAAAACAAGGACAAAATCCCGGTGCTCAAATCCTGCACGCCCGCGAGCATCAAGGGCGCCCTGCTCTCCATGTGTATTCAAGGCCTCAACCCGGATAAAAAGCAGTGCTATTTTATCGCCTACGGCTCGCACCTTGCGCTCCAGCGAAGCTATTTTGGCGATATCAGCGTCGCAAAGCGCGTCGACCCGAACATCGAGGATATCTTCGCGGCTGCCGTCTTTGAGGGCGACAAGTTCGAGTACCAGCTCAAGCGCGGAAAGATTGTCAATATCAACCACACTCAAAAGCTCGAAAACAAAAACAAGCCTATCGTCGCGGCCTACGCGACAGTCGTCTACAAGGACGGCCGCGAGATGTCCACGGTCATGACTTGGAGACAGATCGTCCAGGCATGGACCCGGTCTCCGACGCATCCCGTCGGTTCGGACGGCAAGATCGACCCCGGAAGCACGCACGGCAAATTCCCGGAGGAAATGGCCAAAAAAACGGTGATCCACAAGGCGTGTAAGCCAATCATCGACAGCTCCAGCGACGAGAGCCTCCTCGCGCACTACGCAAAACAATCCGCGGACGACGCGGACGCCGCCGAAACCGACGAGGACGCAGAGGAGCACGCCAACCGGGAGTATATCGACACGGACGAGGTTCCGGCCGGCGTGGACCCGGAGACGGGGGAGGTAACCGACGGGGAAAAGGGGGAGGAGCCGTTTTGAAAATAAAAGTGATCGGCTCCGGGTCGTCCGGCAATTGCTATCTCATCGACGACGGACAAACACAGCTTCTGCTGGAGTGCGGCCTGCCGATTAAAAAAATCAAGGCCGGATGCGATTACGACTTTTCCCGGATTGCCGCGTGTCTGGTGACGCACGAACATCAGGACCACTGCTGCGCGGTCCGCGACCTGCTTCGGATCGGCGTGCCCGTGTGGATGACCCGCGGGACGCTGCAGGCGCTGGGGCTTGACGAATGGCTGGCTTTTAGGTTCGACGGCAACCCCGGCGACTACTGTCCGGAGGACATCGGCTCTTATCAGGTCCTGCCCTTCCGGGTACACCACGACGCCGCCGAGCCGGTCGGGTACCTCATCCACAGTGTGGCGACCGGAGAAAAACTCCTCTACGTCACTGATACCCAATACATCGACTACCGTTTCATTGGCTTAACGCACATCATGGTCGAGGCCAATTTCAGCGCCGAGACGCTCGCTGACCCGGACAACGACCCGCGCCGGCACAGATTGCGCCGGTCGCACATGAGCCTCGAAAACTGCACCAAGCTCCTCAAAGCAAACGACCTTTCCAAGGTGCGGGAAATCTGGCTGATCCACCTCTCGCAGACCAACGGGGAACCGGAGGTCTTTCGCCGGCGGGTGGAGGAGGCGACGGGGGTGCCGGTGCATGTCGCATGATCTGACGCATTTATCGCTGTTCAGCGGGATCGGCGGGCTTGATCTCGCGGCGGAATGGGCAGGCTTCCAGACCGTGGGCCAATGCGAATGGGCCGACTACCCGACAAAGGTACTTGAAAAGCATTGGCCCGACGTTCCGCGCTGGAGGGACATACGGACTTTGACGGGAGATGATTTTTACGCAAGGACAGGTAGACGGTCAGTTACAGTTATTTCCGGGGGATTCCCGTGCCAGCCTTTTTCCGTTGCCGGGAAGCGCCGAGGCAAGGAAGATGACCGTTACCTCTGGCCGGAAATGTGCCGAGTTATATCGGAAATCCGGCCCACTTGGGTCATTGGTGAGAATGTGCCTGGAATCGTCAATCTGGCGCTCGACACGGTGCTTTCTGACTTGGAAAGTCAAGGCTACGCCTGCCAGACATTTATTATTCCAGCTGCGGGTGTCGATGCCCCGCACAGGCGGGACCGGGTTGCAATTTTGGCCAACGCCGAGGGCGAACAGTTCGACCGGAAAATGTGTTCACGGAGAAGGCGGAATGGACTTACAGACGGTAGTTCAGATGTTCCCGACGCCGACGGCGCAGGATGCCAAGAACTCAACGCTTCCGGAGAGCCAACGGGAGCGGGACAGCATTCCAGGGTACATAATTCGGACGATGTTCCCGACACCTACGACCGGCGCGGGCCTGTGCGGCGGGACGGGAAATTTTCAACAACTGCAAAAACTCAAGTCGGACGGTGTGATCTCGGAGGAAGAGCGGCGGAACATGTCGCAGGGCAATGGTGGCCAGCTGAACCCGATGTGGGTAGAGTGGCTGATGGGGTACCCTCTCGGGTGGACAGACTTAAATGTCTCGGAAACGCAGTAGTGCCGCAGCAGTTTTACCCATTTTTCCGGTACATAGCAAAAATTGAGGGTGGGAATAATGCATAGTCTCCGTCCCTATCAGATCCAGCTCGTTCAGGCCGCCCGGCAGGCCTTCCGCGCCGGCTACCAAGCTCCGCTGATCGTGCTCCCCTGCGGCGGCGGAAAATCCTGCATCGCGGCGGACATGGCCCGGCGGGCGACCGCGCGCGGGAACCGGGTTCTCTACATCGTACATCGGCGCGAGCTCTGCGACCAGATCGACCGGACCTTCCGGGACTGGGGCGTGGATATGCGCTACTGCCGCATCGGCATGGTGCAGACAATCTGCCGGCGGACGCAAAAAATACACCCGCCGCGCCTGATTATCATCGACGAGGACCATCACGCGCTCGCGCGGAGCTACCGCAAAATCATCGAAGCATTTCCGCAGGCGCAGCGCATCGGCATTACCGCGACGCCCTGCCGGCTAAACGGCGGCGGCCTCGGAGACGTCAACGACAAATTGGTCGTCGGGCCGAGCGCCAAGTGGCTGATCGAGCACAATTATCTCGCGCCCTACGACTACTACGCGCCAACCGTCGCAGACCTGACGGGCATCCACACAGTGCACGGTGAGTACGCGACCGACGAGGTTGTCAGAAAGCTCAACAAATCGGCAATTTACGGCGACGTCATCGGCTATTACCGCAAGCTCGCGGACGGCCGGCAGGCAATCTGCTACTGCGCGTCGGTTGAACACAGCCGCAATATGGCCGAGCAATTCCGGTCCGCAGGTATCGCCGCGGAACATATCGACGGTGAGACGCCACGGCAGGAGCGGGATGCCGCGGTCAGGCGGTTCCGGGACGGACAGACGAGAATCCTCTGCAATGTGGATTTAATCGGAGAGGGTTTCGACGTCCCGGACTGCAGCGTATCCATCCTACTCCGGCCGACCAAATCATTGACCGTGTACATCCAGCAGAGCATGAGGTGTATGCGGTACCAGCCCGACAAGCGGAGCGTGATTATCGACCACGTCGGCAACTATGCGCGGTTCGGCTTGCCCGACGCCGACCGGGAGTGGACGCTGGAGCCGAAACCCCGCAAGAAAAAGCCGGCCGCCGCGCTGAAAATCAGGCAATGCCCGAAATGCTTTTTTACCCACGAGTGGGCGCCGGCCTGCCCGCACTGCGGATATGTTTACCCTGTTAAAGACCGAACCATCGACGAAATCAAGACGGCGAGGCTGGAAAAAATCAAGGGCATCGTGCTGGATTACACAACGCCGGACGACTGCCAAACAATGGAGGAATTACAGGCATATGCGAAAAAGCAAGGGTACAAACCGGGATGGTGCTATTTTCAGGCAAAGCGGAGGGGAATTATATGACGCTTCATGTATACGAATTGAACTACCCGATCGACGAACATGAAAATTGCTTTTATCCCGAACCTCCCTATTTATATGACGCAGACCTTTGCCATCCGGCCGATGAAAAAGAAATCATCGACGAGATCATGGATTTTCTCGAAAACGATAATCGCGCATATCATGATTCTATTTTGCGGGAAGACATTTGGTTCTACTCGACCCCATTATTTAACGATTGCACCCATCATCTGGCTTTTACAGATTACAGATTTTACGCAAAGCTCAAAAACAACGGAACCACCTTTATGTTTTCAAATTTTCCTCAATTTGATGTTGACGGGCACTATTTAGGCACAATCTGACAGGGAGGCAAGCCCATGACTGAATCCGACATCCAAAACGCCATCCGCGTCGCGCTATCCCGGTATGGAATCGTTTTCCGGACCAACGCCGGGGACTACTGGCAAGGCGAGCGCATCTATTATCCGCCGCTGCACCAAAACATACTTATCAATCTTCGGCGCGTGCAGGGGCTTCCGGCCGGGTTCAGCGACCTGCTGTTCTGCGGCGACAATGGCCGGGCGGCGTTTATCGAGGTCAAGCGGCCGCATGGCGCCGTGCGGGCCGACCAAAAACATTTCCTCGCGCTGATGCGCTCGCACGGATACCCGGCCGGGATTGCCCGAAATCCGGAGGAAGCGATTAAAATCGTACATGGATTAAAATATCAAAATGAATAATTATGCAGGAGGTACTTATTATGTCGTTTAAAGTTGACCACAGTCAGGCAGGGTCCAGCGAACTGCCGGAAGGCGAGTACGAGGCCATCATCAAATACGCGGGCGAAGACGCAACTAAAATATCCCGCACGGAATACATCAATGTGACAATGGTGGTCCGCAATGATATCGACCAGCCGTGCAAAAATCGCACAATCCGGCACAGCATCTGGCACAAAAAGGAGCCGTCCCCCGCCGACGTTGCCTGTGGAGGATACTCATCGAAGCAAATCCAGTCGCTGTCAAAGGCTGTCGGCTTGCCGAATGGGAAAGAGTACGACAATCTGGAGGATTGGTGCGAGGACTTGGCAAATAAGCCGGTGCGCATCACCGTGGAAAAAGAGGAGTACCAGGGCCAGACACACTCGCGGGTGCGCTGGATCAATGAAAGCAAATCGCTGCCCTGCCGGCACGTGTGGAAGGGCTACGAGGACGTCGATGACGCGCCAGCGGAGAGCGGCCTAAAATCGAGCAATGAGTTTCAGGAGGTCAAAGCATCGGACGACGACCTCCCGTTTTGAGGGGTGATATTTTGTACGAGCATATTCCGGCCGAGCTGAGGGCCGTAAAAAACTGGTGCTGCTGGCGCGCAGACCCGGACCCCGGCCGGCCAGGGAAAATAAAAAAGGTCCCCGTCAACGCCAAGACCGGCGGGCAGGCGCAAAGCAACAACCCGGATACCTGGTGCGACTTCGATACCGCCGTAAAGGCATCTGTGCGTCTCTCTGGCATTGGTTTTATGTTCAGCGGCAGTGGGTTCTTCGGCGTGGACATAGACGGTGTAGAGGGCGCCATAGAGGACTACAGACACGGTGACACGGATAACATCGTCGCAGAGTTTATCCACACGCTGCAATCGTATTCCGAGTACAGTCAATCCGGGCACGGCATCCATATCATCTGCCGGGGCAAGCTCCCGCCCGCCGGGCGGCGGAAAAACAACGTCGAGATGTACGATTCCGGCCGGTTTTTTATCATGACAGGCAAGCCCGCCGCGGAATACGCTGATGTGCGCGACTGCACGGAGGCCATAAAACCGCTCCACGAAAAATACATCGGCGGGGGCACAGAGCCGTCAACGGGCATCGTGCCGCCCGCTCCGCTGAACCTGACCGAGACCGAGGTCGTCAAGCTGATCGGGCAGTCCAAACAGGGCGATGCCTTTCGGACACTCTATTCCGGGCAGTGGGACAAAATTTATACGTCGCAGTCGGAGGCCGACCTCGCGCTGTGCAATATGCTGGCGTTCTGGTGCCGCTGTGACGAAAATCTGATGGACAAAATCTTCCGCGCGTCCGGGCTGATGCGGGAAAAGTGGGACCGCAAGCAATCCGGCACGACCTACGGCAAAATCACGCTCCACAAAGCAATCAAGGACTGCCCTCGGGTCTACGAGCCGCCGGCAGAGTACCAGATTACCATCGGGCAGCCGGCCGCAAAGCCGGAAAAAAAGAAGCTCTACTCATTCGACGACACGGGCAACGCCGAACGCCTGACGGACACCTTCGGCGACCGAATCCGCTACTCTTACGTCAATAAAAGCTGGCTTTACTATGACGGCCGGCGCTGGGTGTTTGACATCACGGGCGCAATCAAGCGCATGGCCGATGAAATCGTGGAAGCTATGCGCGGCGACGAAAATTATTACGTCAAAAACGCTCCCGAGGACCAGGACAGCGATGCCGCGGCAAAGGCATTTGAAAAGCACCTCAAGCTGAGCCGCTCCTCCCGCTCCAAGGATGCGATGGTCAAGGAATCCCAGCACCGCGTCCCAATCACTCCCGACGAGCTGGACCGCCACGCCGATCTTCTGTGCACGCCGAACGGGGTGCTCAATCTCCGCACTGGTACGCTCGGCAAACACGACCGAAATCTGTACGTCACCAAGATCACGCATTGCGAGTACACGGACAAAATCGACCACCCGCTGTGGGACCAGTTTTTGATCGACATTTTCGACGGCGACACCGACCTGATCGACTTTTTGCAAAAGGCTGTCGGATACTCATTGACCGGCTCTACGCGGGAGGACTGCGCGTTTTTCTGCTACGGCGCCGGGAGAAACGGCAAATCGACATTTTTGGAGACGATCAGCGAGGCGCTGGGCGATTACGCGACTAACATCCAACCGGAGACAATCATGGTAAAACCAGGCACCAGCGGCCCGACAAGCGACCTTGCCCGGCTCAAGGGCGCGCGGTTCGTCACCTGCCCGGAGCCAAATGACGGCGTCCGTCTTAACGAGGGCCTGCTCAAGCAGCTGACCGGCGGCGACCGGCTGACGGCGTCGAGAAAATTTGAGAATGAGTTTGAATTTACCCCGGAATTTAAGCTCTGGATGGCGACGAACCATAAACCCGTGATTCGCGGGACCGACGTCGGCATCTGGTCCCGTATCCGCCTTATACCGTTTACCGTCCGCATCCCGGACAAAAAAATCGACCGGAACCTAAAGCACAAACTCCGCAAGGAACTTCCCGGAATCTTAAAGTGGGCTGTCGACGGCTGTCTGTTGTGGCAGAGAGAGGGGCTCAAAATGCCCTCGGCGGTGGCTGCTGCGACGGCGGAATACAAAAGCGAGATGGACGTCATCAGCGCGTTTCTGGACGCGTGCTGCGTTCTCGACCCAAGAGGGAGGGAGAAGGCAAAAGATGTTTTTTCGGCCTACGCAAAATGGGCAAAGGAAAACAACGAGTACGAGATGACCTCAACAAAATTCGGCCGGGAACTCAGCAAGAAATTTGACAAACGTCACGACATGGGCGGATGGTTTTACTGCGGTTTTTCCCTTACGGAACAATGCAAGCCATATCAGGTCGTTTTTGGAGAAAAAGCATGACGGGTTTGACGGGTTTGGGCCGTTTCCCTATCCCCCCCCTATATATACATATTTAACTCTATACGATGTATATAGAAAAACCCGTAAACCCGTCAAACCCGTCATAGAGCCGCCGGCAGCTCTGACCGGAAAAGGCTATTAACACAGGAGGGCAATTGAAACATTACGTTAAGCGGTACACTGCCACTTGCTATCACTGCCATCAATCTTATCCACCCTGCGAGATCAGGACCTGCCCGGCAAAGCAAAAGCCCGTCTGCCGGTACTGCTGCATGAAGTGCGGAAAGCACACGAACGAAAAGATCGGCGTTGGGTGCGAACTTTTGAAGGAGGCCAAAGTTGAAAAGCAAGCAAAGGCATGACGGCGGCTCATACCGCCGCATGAAAACGATGATTGAGTATCACGCGAAGCCGGGGAAAGACAGGCGGAAAGCCAGAAAACGCAAGAAATAAGTCATAGGTACCGGTTTAAAGGCGCGCCATGACGATGCGCCCGGTATAGCCGCCTCTGGCGGGAAAGGAGAAGAAGATGGAGAGATTAACAGAGCCCCATTTCACCAAAGGAGGAAAAATGACCGATAAAGAACTTGAAAAAAGCGTAATTGATGATTTCTGGGGCTGGGTGCAAAAGTATAAAGACGACGTTTACGTCCAGTTTTACAGTGAAAAGGATTGCTTTTTCTACGTCGGATTTGACAAAGAAACGCTTTATTCCTTTACAGACCATTGGCAAGAGCTTTGCGAAGAAGGCGGATGCCCTGCCACAATTCAGACGAACGGTGTCTGCTTTGATCTGCAAGACGTTCTCGGCGGCTACGGATTTACGATGCAAGAAGCATGGGACGCACGGCCGGTTGGAATTGAGAACAAACTCGGAAGCAATATTTTGTAAGTGGAGGAAAAGTGATGGATATTCAGGAAGCAATCGAATGGTTTTCGTTCCGGCAGAAAATGGGCCTTTCGGACAAGTGCCAAGATGCTGAAAATGCGGCGCTTGCGGCCTTGCAGGAGCAGGCAGAACGTGGAAAAGGGTGCGATTTTTGTAAGATTGAATTGGACGATTATCCGTACGCTAGAGCCGTTGGCGATAACTGCGAAAGCGACGAGCGTTATGAACCGGTATATTGCCCGAAATGCGGAAAGAGGCTGAAATGATGGATAAGATTGTTATATGGCTGATTATCATAGGTGCAGCGTATGGGTTTGCATTGTTTATTGGCGGCCTGCTTGTAGCCAGCCTTAAGTTATATGATTTCATCAAAAGCAGGAGGCACCGCAATGGACGCTAAATATCTTGCAGAGATTAAGGCACGGGAGCAGGTGGCAACGCCGGGGCCGTGGAAACCGATTGAAAAGGGGAATACCGTACCGTCTCACGCAGTTTTTGC